CTAATAAATACTAATTATGGCAGAGGAACAAGAAGAAAAAGAAGGCACGGATTGGGGAGAAATCTTTGGTCATGCTGTCCGATTTATGATTCTTTGTTGGTCGCTTGCGATGATGACTCTTGGATACATGGACAAGATTCGCAATGATGGAGCGTTTTTAGCTGGCTTGACCAGTGGGGTTTTAGGCAGCTACGGTATCTCTGTTAATAAAAAGAAACCTGTTAACGCTGCTAAAGTAAATGACACTAAGGTAAATACACAATGAAAAAATTACTAGCACTAGTATTACTGTTTTGTCCTTCTGTAGCACTAGCAGACATAACGCAAAAATTTACGACATCTGCCCAGATTACGGTAGATATGCCGTACTCTGTTACGAATAAATTAGGCACGACATATTCAATATCTGGAAATAACATAACCCCATCTGTAACTGTAGGAGACACTACGACATCAGGAAAGATTGGTGGAATTAATCTTGGTAGTTTAAGTAGTGGCGTACCTGCCATGATACAAACTGATAAATCAATCACCACAGCAGGGAGTGCATTTTCGCTAACAGAAGCTGTAACAATGGGCGATTCTGAACCTAGTGCAATCACCCCATCGTCAGGCATAGCAGCACTACCACATCTTGGTGGACAGACAACAATAGGGAGTGGTGGCACATTAGGATCTGGAGCGATGACAAGTTTATCTAGTGGTGTACATACTTGTAGTGGTGCATTTGGATCTGGTTCTAGTTGCATAGGTTCAACAACAGTTACCATTACCATTGACTAAACTTTGGCTGCTATTAATAATATTATTTCCTGTCAAAATTTTTGCAAACCCAGTAGTACCTACCTTCCGAACCGGAAGTTCCAGTACAAATTCCCAAACCCAAAGTGTTATAACGGAATCGGTGGTATCTCATCAGTTCCGTACAGGGTATTCTCTGAGCGTATCAGGCACAAACATAGAAAGTGCAGATGTTAATGGCTATATTAACTCTATACCTACAGCAGAAGCTGAACAAACAGTTAATGGAATCAACTTTTCATATACAAGTCCTACGTTGGAAGGTGTGCCTAGATGGAAAATAGTAAATGCAGGTCAACCTTTCAGTTTAGTCGAGTCTATAATTTCTCCCGGACTAGACACAATAACAACAATAAATCGCACAATAAACACAACAACTACAACCACCGTAGAAACCACGTTTGGGCAGTAGTTTTACTTTGCCTATGCCCAACAAAGGTTTTAGCTAATACAACCGTAGCAAGCCCATCTAGCAACGCACAGGGAACGGTAAATAACAATGCCACCATGATAGCTCCGCAATCTAATCCGCAATTTAGGATGTCGCAAGGTATTGTTTGTTCTTCTCCTAGTCTTACCATTACACCTTTTCTTACTGACTCATGGTCATTTAACCGACCTATGGAAACTGTTACTAGACAAAATATTTATGACGAAGATACAGGTGCTATAAAATATGTACAAGAAACACCAAGGTTTGAGAAGGATAACTACAATTTAAACTACGGTATCTCAGCACAGTTCAGTATTCCGTTAGGCAAAGCACCTGCATTATGTCATAAGGCAACAGAAATAAATATAAAAAATCAAGAATTATTGTATAAAAAAACTGAGCTTGAGGTTGCTCTTTTTAGGCTCAAGGTATGCGGTGAGCAAGCTAAGTTAGGAGTACAGTTTACAGGTAAGTTTGCGACAATATGCGAGGGCATTGCAGTTACTGTTCCTCCCGGTCAGGTGATTCCTCACTCTCATTCTTTGAAGCCTTAAATTTACTTAGACGTTTACCTAATTGTTTTATAGCTGACTTTGCTGCACCTTGTATCAAGGGTACAAGAGCCGCAGAGCCACCGGCAACCAAACCAATAACAGTAGTGGAAATAAGTATCTCAGGAGTACCAATAAGACTTTCTCTGAATGGTACGTCTTCCCAGATCGGGTCACAAGAGCCATTTATACTTCTTTCATATTTTACCAATCTTTCAATTTTTTTATCATTTCTGTAATCTCCTTCCCTAAATGGTGCGTTCTCTGGAGGGCAAGGTTTGTACTCTTCTTCTTTTTTTTCATTGTTTGTTGTCTCAGTTTTAGGTGGTTCACTTGTTGGCATCTCACTTTCATTAGCAAGATTAGGCATCTCTTCTGTAATTGTTAATTGATCTGGTACATAGTTTAATGGGTTAAAACTAGGGTACGGACAATTATTAATTACACCATTAGGATCTTCTATTATTAAATTTCTATTGCCTGTATTCTTTGTATCTCTGTGGTAGTAAGTGCAACCTATAACTTGTACATTTGAATGCCCATAGTCAGGCACATAGGTATATGGAATATGTACATCAGGTATATGTATCTCAGGTATTTCCAATTATTTTTTTGGAAGTGTTGGTATGGATATGCCAGTTGTTTTTGGTAATGCGTTATCCATTACATTAGGTAATAGCCCTTTTACCTCGCCAAGTATAGAGTTCATAATCTTAGCCTTAAATTGCTCAGATGAAACATATTTGTATGTAAAAAAACCACCGCCTAGTATTCCCAAAACTAAGACCGTAGTTAAAATTGTTAAAGCATCAAGAATTTTTCGCATGATTAAAGAACAAATAGCACGAGCTACAGCATTAATGTCTGTAGTCGTATTACTGCTTATTGTAGCCCTATCCCCTCTCTACGTCACTATGGGGATGATGACAAGGCAGATGCAAGATAAGGTTAATTAATCAGCAGCTTCGGGTGTATTCCCCTCTGCTACCCACTCAAGGTATTCTTGGTAGTCGGTGTTTGCTTCATCAAAAGGTATAAAAGTATTATCAGTTGTTCTTTTTACAACAATACTTTCTGAGCCTGTTATTCTATCTTTAATTAATTTATAATTCAAAGTCATTTTAATCCTCTATAATTCTGCGGAGCATATAACACCACCGCTGGAACTGTTTATGTATGCTATCACAGGTCTATAAGCAGTAACACTACCCGCAGTTCTTTCAGAATCAGATGTTTCCCAATCAATTGCCTGATTTGTAGAATGAACCGCTGCAAATCCGTTAAAATATGCTGAATTAGCTCCATCATAAGTGTGCATAGTAGAACCATTCATTGTTACAGAAGGTGCTGCTCTCATTGTTACAGGAAGATTCATTTGGCATCTATGAACTGCATTACTACCACCTCCAACTCCAACACCACAACCTCCTCCATTGGTAATATAAAGATACCTCTGACATAAAGCAAGCTCCTGTGCGAATGACCTATGTTCAAAATCTGTTGCCACGCTGCCTACTTCTAACTGAACTCCTGTAATATAGAAATTATTAGCAGTGTTATCTGTGACATTAACTTGACCTACAGCACGATTCGCTTCTACTCTGGCATTCCAAGTTGTGTTTAATGTTCCACTTGAAAAATTACTACCTGCTGCGAGCCACCATAAAACAATAAAACTTTGAGCATTATCATTATCTAAAGCACCCGTAGTATCGGCAGGAAATGTATTAGTAACATATTGCCAAGTGTCCGCTTGGCTTATTGTGTATGTAGCACTAACTGAACGGTTATTGTCTATGTCAAGTAATTCTATACAATGAGTTCCTGTTTTTGGTGATTTTACATAAAATGAAAGTGTGAATTGTAGGGCATCAGAAGAACCTTTTTTAAAAGCTTGTAAATTTTGACCTTCAAATCTTTGCAAGAATCTAGTCCCAACATCTGCTGCTATGGAAGTATCAGCAGTAGTTACATCAAGTTTTAAAGAAGAACCGAAGCCATTAGGTGTATCTGTTGATTTAGAACTAGAAAAGACAGCAGTACCATTAGTATCTGAAGAAATTTCCCAAAGATCTGCACACGTTTTTCCTCTTGCAAGATTGGCATTTACAGTTAAAGGTGTACCACGTTGAGCCACTTGCATAGCTCCGTTAATTATTAAATTTCTATTACTTAAGTTATTAGTAATATTGGCAGTACACGTTCCATCAGTATTATTTATACTGATCGCAGGTACGCTTGCACCAACTCCTTTAATACTGTTGACTTTTACTTCAGACATTAGTCAGCTTCCTCCGCAGTATTTCCCTCTGCTACCCAAGCAAGGTAGTCTTGGTAGTCGGTGTTGTCATCTACTAAGGGTATTTGACTGACTAAATTACCAGTTTGTTTTTTAACACCAACTGTTTCTCCTGTATAAGGACTTTTTACAAATTTGTAAATTGGGTCTGTTGGAAATGCCATAATTTAAAGCTCCGCTGAAAATTCTATTTTTGCAGATGCGTTTGTGGATCTAAGAAGACCACACTGCCCTGCTGTACCTGATGAGTTAGAATTATTAAAAGCACTAAATTGTTCAGTTGAACCATTTTCAAAAGCTATACTATCTAAAGCATCAGGCCCACCTGCTCGATATATCGTATAATAATTAGTTCCTGTCGTGTCATTTCCAGTTGGTACTGTCCTCATAGTGGTTGGAAATTCAAAGAAAAAACTTGTGTGGTTATTTAAGTAATACCACGCAGCACCAATTTCTTTATTATTACCTTCTAAATATTTAAAATAATACCTCTGACATAAAGTAAGCTCCTGTGCAAATGACCTATGCTCAAAATCTGTAGCGGTAGATCCTACTTCTAATTGTATTCCTGTAAATTCTAAAGTTGCTGCATTTGTAGCAACTAAATTAACTGTGCCAGAAACCTTTAGCTTATCTTCTCCTAGCCATTGATTTGCACTAGAGACATTAAAATTTGAACCTGAACCTAAATCCCATTTTATTTCCATTCCTTCGGTATTATTTGTTGCCCAAGTACCTGATGTGTCACCCGTAAGAGTGATTGTTTTTCTTTCCCAAGTATTTGTCGAAGCTATAGTATAAGTCGTTGCATAAACTCTGTTATCAGAGCCA